GTGCAGGCGTAGCAGTAGGGTTAGCCGCAAAGTATTGGCTGACAAGTGCTGATGGATCGGTATTAGTTGTCATTGCGGATTAGGTGAGAAGTTGTTTCTGAGGTCCAATGCCCACTTGTCCCAAGAGTCATAACTGTATGGGTCAGGAACCTGTGAATTGTTAAAAAGGTCAATACCCTTTAATCCCACAGCCCAGCTTTGCCATAGTGTTGTTGGACTTGGTATCTCCAATTGATTCCCAGCAAACGCTTCACACATAAGTGAAGCCCAAGAATCAAAAGTATGGTATCTTGGATCATAGATAAGCGGTGTGACATTGATTTGATTGTATGGAATTAAACTCATGAGTAGCCCCTCACGTCTCCAACGTCTGCATCCAACATCAGTCGTCCAAGCTGGTAATTACCGCCAGCAACATTAGAGACAAAACGCAATCTCATTTCACGTCTTTGTTCTTTTAAGTCAATCTTGCCAGTGTTTGCGTCAAAAGTATAGGGGCCAGACGTTTGGTCAGAAACTTGTGCATATGGACGTCCAATAATGTACATATCCATAGTACCTGACAATATGAAATCAGGCTCAACTCGCTCAACTCTCCACCATTTGTTGACAGCACTCATGGGAGCAAATTGAGCAGAATTTCCTAAAATGTAAGCAAGAGAATTGGTCTCAAAATAACTATTGATGGCCAAAACTTGCTCATTCTTGATCGCATCTGTACCCACTTCGTGTTGATACAAAGACACAAAATTCATTATAGAACCCACTAAAAGTGAGAATGATGAACCAGCAGGTATGGATGCACTCAGTGTGTTGCCAACAGAATACCCAGTGCCCCTGTTATCGATTGTGACGGAAGTAACAGAACCACCACTAACAACAATAGTAGCGGTTGCTCCAGTTCCAGTACCGCCAGTAAGAGCAATATAAGAGTAAGTTCCATTTGTGTAGCCTGAACCAGCATTAGCAATCGTTGTTACATTCACACCGCCAGTGTAGTTGTAGTTCCAATCTGCATTTACGGGGTAATGGAAAACTTGAGAGAAGTAACCTGCACTACGTTGAGAACCCATGGCTTGACCTGCGTCGTACCATGTGCCTTCTCTGATGTTGTAGATAATTGCATCTGTGCATTCTGTGGCAGATCCTTTGGGGTAGAACCACCAAATCTCACCGAAACGGGGCACTTTGGTTGCATAAACTTTCTGCCTATATGCGTAGTTCAGATTGTCAAAAAAGTAGTTTTGATTCATGTCGTTGGGGATCTCTTTGACCACACCGTTGTACAGCAAGAATCTATCTACACCACACCAATAAAAAATGCCGTCATACTCAATCACCGACTGAGAAGACAAAATGGACGATTGAGACGTGATCGTGTCATAACGCCAATAAAAAGTCTGAGATACTTGAGTGGAACCAGAACCAGTCGTCACAGTTGTTGGCGTATAAGACACGCGAACCACGCTGTCCAAGCTCCAAAACAAGCCAGAAGGTGCGTTCACACCACCGCGGACGGGTAAGCCTTGGACAATCTTTCCAGTGGCCACATTCGTCGCATTGGCGGTCGCTGATACCCAATCGTTGACGTTATTGGCACCAGAGTTTTGAATCAATCCATTGTTGCCGTAAACAAAAACATATGGAAAAAGACTTACTACGCCACCAGAAACAGCAATGTTGTTGTCAAAAGTTGCTGAAACACTTGAATTTGTAGCAGTGGCTGGAAGGCTCAATGTTATTGTGGTCCCAACAACAGATGACACTGTGGTGCCTGATTGAATTCCCGTTCCAGATACTGTTTGTCCAGCACCAATGATGAATTGGTTTGTCAAAGGAGCCACAATCGTAGCTGTTGTGCTTGAGCTTGTGATGCTGATATTTTGAGTAAAAACACCTATTTTGGAAGCGCTTGAACCAGTGATGTTGCCAGCCAAAATGGGTGAATTTACAGCGTTGTTGATGTCGGATAGGTTTTGCCCTGGATGTGCCAGAAGAAGATTATTTCCAGAACCCGTTGCATCAAAGAAATTATCAAACTGCCACAAGTTATTGGATGAAACTGTAAAGTTTGATAGTGCCCAATCCGTGATACCAGCACCAATTCCATCATTGTTTACTGGAATGGACTGCAAACCATCAGAATAGCCGCTAAAAACGACTGTATAACCATTTTGAGGGCTGACATAGATACCGCGTGATGGGCCTGCCAAATAGCCTGTAATCTCTTTGTATCCACCTATTTTTCTGGGGCGGCCACGCTGAAACCTTACCCACTGCCCATCTCTGTAGAACAGCGAGTCAAATAGAGTCCCATCCCTCTGAATCCCAGGCTTGGTAACTATTTGATAAATTTGCTTGGTCATTAGAATGCACCGCCAGAAATACCACCGCTAAAAGAACCAGTTCCTGTGACAGATATGCCAGAAGAATTAACATCAAGAACCTCTGAACCCAAGACAGTGATGCCAAAACGACCAGTTCCAGGGCGATAAATACCTGTGGAAGTCTCAGAACTAAAGTTCAAAGTTGGGTTTGATACCGTACCATTTGCAATACTCAAAGCAGTCGCACCAGCTTGTGTTGTATTCGCGTTTAGGAAATTTTTACCATCACAGAACAATGTGGCTTGGCCACCAGAAGGCACCGTAGCAGTAGAACCACCTGAAACACCAGTTGTACAAGTCAATGTGTAAGCGCCAGATGTCTGGTTGCTGATCACATAAAGATTTGCTACTGGAGGAAAAACAATTGTTTGATTTGAAGTTAATGTGCCAGCGTATTCTTGGAGCGTATTGGATGCTTGGCTGGCAGACAAAGTGTATGAGCCACCCGTTACGCTGAGAGTCAATACAGAGTAAACAAAGGTTGAGCTGGTGCCGTAACCAACAGTTACAAAACCAGTGCCTGTGCAGACGATGAAGGCAGAATTCCCTGGCTGGAAGGTCTTGGTGGTAGCCCCGTCAATCAAATCTGAACCAGAGCAAGCCAAAGTCACTGTACCAGTTCCGTTGTTCTTGAACAAAAAGAACCAACGACTGCCCAGTGTTCCAGATGCAGAAAGGGTTACGGTAGTGGTGCCGCCAGTCCAAATGTAAATAGATGCTTGGTCTCCAGCAAGGAAGGTATAACTTGCTGTTAATGAGTTGACAACATATGCTTGATTCAATGTGGCTGAAATTGGTTCTAAACCGTATCCAGCAAGCGTTGATGCAGTACCACTATATGTACCTGCGCCAAAAGCCAAAACACCCCATGTGCCGTTCTGAGTGGTGTTGTTGGTCAAATAAATGTATTCGGCTGAACCAGCAGGCACAGAAACAATACTGGTTCCAGAGTATCCAACCACTGTAAACGCATAAGATCCAGTGTTTCGGATCATTGCATCTTGGCCTACTGATACTTGGGTGGCATCAGGCATGGATACCGTGTACCCATTACCAGTAAAACTAATGTCCATGATACGGGCGGCTGGGTTCCCAGTAGTCCCGTTGATTGGCCAAAACAGCGTTAAATTGGCCGTTTGGTTTTGATACAATTCATAGCTAACATCGGTTGGCTGAATCGTGTTGCCAGTAAATGGAGAGGTATAAGTTGTCATGCATCCACCGCAATGGCTTGACGATCAGCAATACGCAATTTGTCCTCATTCATGAGGGTTTGCATAATTAAATCGTACTGTTGTTGGAAAATAGGCGCTCTATCATCATTTTTAAGGAAGGGCATGGCTTGGAGAAGCGAGCCAAACAATAAAGCCTGTGGGGCGTATTGTGTGAACCAGTTGGTCTGATTGTATGAGTCAAGTGGCTGGACTCTTTGGTAGTACAAGACTTCAAAAGAGTAGTTTTGATCTGGCGTCGGTGCCACCAACCAGTTGTCGTAGTCATAGTCAGCGTAATACAAAGGAGTTGAAGTATTTGACTGAATGGGCCAATACTCTTTTAAGTACTCATATTTTCTGAGTAAAACAGGCTGATCGGTATTGGTTGAAGGAATGGTCAAATTCATTGACACTGTTTTGTGCCAACGTGCAGGTTTTGGGACAATGTTTGATCCAGCCACCATGGTTGATTCTTGGACCGTCAAGTTGCCCAAAAACTTGATTTGAGAAGCAATAACTTGCTCCGCCAACATAATAAAAAGTGGAATATTGGAAAGTGTAGTGGCGTCAGTACGCTCCAAATAGGTTTGAATGTTCAAAACCAAGGAGTCATACGTCATCACACTGGTGCTGGTCGCCATAATCTCGGTGCCTTTCTATACACTACCACAAGGGCATTTTAGTCCCCCAACCCCATCTAATCAAGCATTCAGTATGCGTTCACACTTATGCATTACAGCCTCTCGCTCTTTTGCTCCAAATTCACCACCATTGATGACTTTAGTTAATGCCAAGTAGTTTTTGGCTTGGGCCAGTTGATTGCATCCATGCGTTTTCCAGAACCAACCCCCAATTGCGGCCGCATACTTGGGTGTACGGGCCAAATCTGGGTTGTGAACCAAATCAACCCCCAAGGCTTGGCCTGCGTGCCAGAAGTTGTCATGGCCAGTCAATTGACAGATTGCCGAACCCCTGAACCGCCATCCGTCCCCAGACTTCTCGTCTCGGTTGCCCATCCTATTGGAATAGATGTGGTTAGCTATCTTTTCTGGCTGGTGAGCATAGATTAAGGCTTCCTGCATGGTTGGAAAGCGCTTTGGCCACAACTTCATAAGCGTTTCAGGCTTATAGTTCAGGTTCTCGCTCAGGTCCTTGAAGTGGTTGGATTCATAGGAAAACTGGCCAATAAAGCAAGCCTGCTCCTCCGCAGTATCGATTCCCCAGCGGTCAAAGGTCTCATTGAGAGGGTCCAGCCACTGAGGACCAATGTCCATTTGGTGGAGTTGTTCAGCAGTGATCATTTGACCCCCTCATTAACCGTTTGCATCACTTCGTTATATTGACTGATGCAGGCGTTGAGTTTGACGATTGCTTTGTCTCCGTCTGAGGCGATGGCGACAATATCTTTAATAGCCTGTCGGTCAGATTCGGCTCCATTGGCTTGATTTCTATTGGGGGCATCTGCACTGGCTTGTACACCACAGGAGGTGGGGAGGCGCAACTCGCCAGAGTCAATCCGAGCATTGATAGAAGCTTGCTTGGTCTTAATGTCATTTTTGGCCTGCTTCAATTGGCTGGTGGCTCTTGCGAGCTTTTGTCCGAGTTCGACTTCTTTTGCGCGAGCTTCTCCATTAAGTCGCTCAATTTCTGCTTTATCTTCGTCAACCCGTCTTTGATAACCGTGATGATCTGAGACATAGTAACCTCCTGCGATAACCAACAACAAACCCACTGCCTTCATGATGAGGGCGTGGGGCTTTAACATAGGGAAAAACCCTACAAGATAACTCAGTACATATGCGATGGCTCCTGCGACCGTTGCAATGACTGCAATCCAGTAAAACAGGTCGTCAAAGAACCATGACAGCCAACTAAGCATTTCGCACACTCTCTCTTGCGTGAGCCGTTCTTAAACGCTCGTCTTCGCTCTCAAGAGTCGGTGGTCCAGCAGGTGGAGGAGGTGGTGTCCATGATGGATTTGGGGCCGTCATGATGATTGGTGCAGGCGGTGGGGGAGGAGGTGCCACATAAGCATCTTTGTTCGCTTTCGCCGCATTCATCATATTTTGGGCTTCATTGGTCAGTCCCTTAGTCAGAATGCCTCCAATACCGCCCACAATCAGCAAAACGATGTCGTTGAGCATCTTGGTATAGGCTTGATCAATAGGGGCCATGGCCTTGATCGGTTGAGACACAAAGGTCACCGAATAAAGCAGTGCCATCACAATAAACGCCAGAATCAGGGTCACAACAATGATCACAAATGATCGGACCCTAATCTCTATCTCATCGGCATTGAGGCGTTCCTTGGGGCTGTTGAGGAATGCTAGTAGTAGTTCCTTCAATTTTTTTCTCCAAAATGGGTGCGACTAAATACTCGGGACAATCTTGATTGAATTCACATCTGGGCTTTTGACAACGCTCTTTGCCAAAGTTGTCAGGGTCTTGGCAATAATACCTATAAGTGTCATTGCAACTTGTAATAAAAAACGGCAAAAATATACATATCAATATTGATGTGTATAGAAAATTGGATTTTTTAATCATTTGCCTTCAATCCTTGTCAAAGCTTTGTTGACCCTCAGTTCCATCTGCCTCACGTCCACATACATCCAAGCAATCAACGGAATCAACAACAACAAAACAACCAATAGAACAACAATCAGTAGGATGGCGAGTGTGTCATGCTGAGAATCATTAGCCATATCCACATTAGCATCAGCACTGTAATTACTGAAGCCACCATTCTTCCCCTGATTAAGTCTGCCTTTTGACGACGTTGCCATTTTGCATTACGCTCCTTCAGCATTTCCTCTCGCTTTGCTAGAGCCTGCACGTTGGCAATATGCCCAATCTGTTGATTTACTCGGGTGTACAAATCCTTCAATTCAAGAGGGACGTGATACACCATGTAATCACTCATTTCCGTATTCAACTTCTCCATCTGCAAATTGGCAATCGTTATCTTGATTGCGGCCTCTTGGCCTTCATCATTATTTGCATGGAGAGCAAATTCTTCCTGTTCTTTAACGTAATTCTTCAAGGCGTTGTACGCTTGGAAGAACTTGATGAGAGCATCACTGACCTGTTGGTAAATGAGGTTCTCGTCAAACTCTGGTGGAGGCTCTTTCTTCTTTTTTACTTTCTTTACTGGTTGTGCAACTTCTGGTTGAACTTCTTCTTTCTTACCAAAGACAGCACTTAAAAAACCAAGAAGTCCTTTGGCTTTCTTTTGTACCGCCTTTACATCCTTGACGACGCCATCAATTTCCTTGACTGCATCGGTGACAATTTGCCTTCCCTCCTTGTACATCTCACACGCATCTTTGCACATTTTGAATGCGCCAGATGCAAGAGCGACAAGGGTGAATGGGTCAATTTGTTACATCCCAAAAAAATGTTTGAAAAATGCCCCCGCAACGCCTGGGCCAAGAAGGACCAAGAGCATGACCCCATAGATTAAATACTCTATTTTGGTCATGCGCTTTTCCCCTTCCCTCAAAGACTGTGCAATATGGTTGTACCGAACATCACACACAGCAACGTGGACAGCCAAATCTTTTTCTGTATCAGCCATTTAATCAAAACCTATGAGTGTTTTGGCCAATGTTTTGCGCTTTGCCATCTTGGGTGAATCAGTGGATTTCACGGCCAATTTCTTAGCTGGAATCTTTTTGTCAGCAGGCACACCCAAGGCTTTATGCAAAGAGCCCCGATTTTGTGGTTTAATAGCATCTTGAATCCACTTTTTCTTTTCAGCCATGACAAACTCCAATAGAAAACTTGAAGGGAGAGGAAAGATTACTCTTATCTGTCCCGCTTGCACAAAAGAATTTCAAATCTTTAAAGCTCATTATCGTGGAAAAACAAATGCTTGCTCTAAAGAATGTTCTCACAAAATCAAACCCACCAAAGGCAAAACAATGATTGATCATTGTTGCAAAGAATGTGGAAAAGAATTTCAAACAAGAAAAGGCAATGGTGGAACGGGAGATTATTGTTCTATACCATGCATGGCTTTGGCCAGAGGCAGAAAAATGTCTGGAGCCAACCATCCAAAATGGAATAATGGGTCTTCTAAACGAACACATAAATCTCGTCGCGTAATTGCAGATCTTGTAAAAGAAAGAGGCAAGTGTGAAGAATGCGGAGCAACTGATAACCTTCAAGGACACCATATTAAATCGCATTCTCAACATCCAGTAGAACGAACTAACCCCGACAACATTCAAGTGTTGTGCGTGGCTTGCCATGCGGGAAAACATCCCAAATTGGCCAAGTTCATTCTTTCTGGACAAATTCATGCCTGATTTTTCTCCTCAGGTTGCACTTCTTCTACTGGCTCGGCAGGAGCCTCTTCGGTCACAACTGGTGTATCCACAACTGGAGAAGAATCAGCAGAAACAGGGGTATCACTATTAGCAACATTTTCAGTCTCCACGGGTTGTTCAACAGTATCAAGAACTGGAGCAATGAATGTTGGCTCAGGTGTAGGCATTGCAATAGGTGCTGGTGGTTTTACAATTGCTGGGCCAGGTTCTTGATATTTGGTGTGCAAATAATCAATAAAGCGGTGCATTTCATCTGAAACATCAGTTTCAAACTCATTCAAATGTTCTCTGATTTCTTTTAAAAATTGCATGATTAACTCCTTAAAAAGTGATTGAACCAGACGCAGTAAATGTGTACACAATGTACCCATTCGCAGTTGTTTGGCTTGGAATTCCAGTAGTGGATGCGGCTAGTTTATAGCTTGATGGATAACGGATGATGACAATACCTGAACCACCTGCGGCTCCATTTGAAACATATGCTCCTCCGCCTCCACCGCCGCCAGTATTTGCTGATCCCGCCGAGCCTGATGTTGTTGATGAACCATTTCCACCACCCCCAACACCACCATTCCCTCCTGTACCATTACTACCACCTCCACCACCACCCGCATAAGTGGTAACTGTGCCATTTATGGATGATGCTATGCCTGCTCCACCATTTCCAGCAAATGCGCCAGAAATTGGCGAAACATTTAATCCTATTGTTCCTGCTCCACCACCACCTGCACCAGCATAATATGAAGCATTTGCAGTACCTCCAGCATTTCCTTGACCACTTGTGCCAGATCCACCTACATTTGCCGCTGTAACAAGAGTTGCTCCACCACCACCAGAACCACCTGCAACACCAACAGTGTTTGATGCGCCACCACCTCCACCATTTGCTACAAAATTACCTGCAGACGATCCAGATGAAGCGGCTAATAAAACAGAATTTCCGCCTGTACCGCCAGTTGTACTTGAACTGCCACTACCAGCGGCGCCAACTGTTATCCAACATTGTGTCCCTTGAGTAACAGATGTAAGCCCAGCAATTACACCGCCAGCACCGCCACCGCCTCCACAAGAATACCCGCCACCGCCTCCCCCAGCAACCACAAGGTACTCAACAACAGGAGGAGCAATTCCAGTCCAATTCTGTGCTTTGACAGCTTGGCTGACTTGAGATAGCGTCCAAAGTCCAGAATACTGCGCCATATTAGGCTCCAGTTGAGGGTGTAGGTGTAGGTGTTGGGGTTACTTCAGGTGTGGGAGTTGGAGTGGCTTCAACCACAGGAGTTACATCAACCCAAGCCTTTGTAGGCTCATCCCATGCATAGATTTTGCCTTCATGAACAGGCATAGCAACAGGATTTACCCATGTCCATGTGGGTGCGCCAATCGTGAATGAATCGCAAGAAACACCGTTTCTGTCTACTGGGCGTGGAGCATGGAAAACATCGTTGTTTTTGTCGTAAACATAACCAATACCAGCATAGTTGGCTCTCAAAGGAGTACCGCCAAGTTTATGTTCACCAGCAATTGTGTTGTATGAAGTTTGTACCCACTCAGATGGGTTGCCCCAATGACCTGTTGCTAGTGTTTCAGCATCAATAACGATGACTTGATCGACAATTCCGTTTGTAATATGGGCAAAATGACTCAAAATATTCTCCTTAATGATGATTGGCAAATTCGCCATGATACAAATC